AGTTATAATAAAACCCACATAGGGTTTATCCCAAGAAAACGAGGGGGTAACCTCATGGGCAATGCGACAGGGGGTTGCACCTTTAGGTGCGACTAGACTGTTGCATTGAGGCAACAGCCGACCATGGAGGGGGAGGCCTTGTTATTCTGGAGAACCCGTGTGTGGAGTTTCCTTTCTGGGGAACACAGCGATAGTGATCGTCACCCGAATGGGCAAAGACCGAAGGGCTTTGGTGCGAAGCACTAGAGCACGTAATCGCCCGCACAAATAATGTACAACACCACAATAGATTGTGTGTTGCAATGGTTACTGAACCAAGATATAGATTGCGTCAACAATGGGAGTTGACAGGTTTTAACAAGTATTTATAATGCGTACTGCGTAACGGATGAGTAACAAATTAGATAAACTTACAGACAAACAGAAGCTACTGGTTGATACCATCGTAGCGGATGGCTGTAGTATTAAGGAAGCTGCTAAAAAGGCAGGATATTCAAGCAAAGGGAGTGAGGAGGCAGGTAGAATAACTGCTTCACGAACACTACGACTTCCAAAGGTACAGCAATACATGCAATCACGTATAGCGGACACTTTAGGTCTAGGTGCTGTGAGGGCTTCTAAGAAGTTAATTGATCTTACGTCACACGCTAAGAGTGAGTATGTACAACTAGAGGCAGCCAAGGATATCCTAGATCGTACAGGTATGAGAGTACCAGATAAGGTTAAGCATTCTATAGAAGGGGATATTAAGATTAACATAGATTTATCGTAGCCTAGTCGGCACGAGGTAATCTTAGGCATGTGTGTTATTTGCAGGGGGGAGCCCAAAAATAACACGACATGAATAACGAGTGATGTTACACACACAACAGAGGTTCAAAAAAGTTCGTTGACCCAAATGTGAGTTTCGGTATAGGGTAGCTTATGAAAAAATATAAGATAACGATTTGGTCAGCTACAGATCCCAACGAGAAAAAAGAAATCATTGTGGAAGCTGCCAATGACATCCATGCAACACAGTATGCGAGTGCAGCTATGTCCATGGGTCAAAGAGGAACATTTGAGGAAATAGATGGTAAAGAAAGCGTATCAGAATCCTAAGGGTGGATTAAACAAAGCAGGGAGAGAATACTTCAAGCGTAAAGAAGGAAGTAATCTCAAACCTCCTGTTAAAGATACACCTAAGAAAGATACAAAAAGGTTTCGCAGAAAGGTATCATTCGCTGCTAGATTTGCAGGAATGAAAGGCCCAATGAAAGATGCCAAAGGCAGACCAACAAGAAAAGCACTAGCTTTGAGGGCTTGGGGCTTTAGGTCTGAGGAGTCGGCAAGAAATTTTGCTAATAGACACAAGAAGAAATGATGAAACGTATCAAAGATATAATCTGCCAGTTTCTTTGCAAAGCTTTTAATATTACACCTTGCCTATGCAATCACGAATGCGATTGTAAAAAGAAAAGGAAATGAAATGGCTACAGCAAAGAAAACAAATCCTGCGCTATGGGCAAAAGCGAAGTCAGAAGCCAAGTCAAGAATGGGCGGAAAACATAGCGCAAGGGCTATGCAACTGGCTGTTAAAATATACAAGAAACGAGGTGGAGGGTATTCAGGTGCTAAGTCAAGTTCTAATAAATTATCCAAATGGTCAAAGCAAAAATGGAGAACATCAAGTGGAAAGCCTAGTGAAGGAAAGCGAAGATACTTACCTGATAAGGCTTGGAAATCACTTAGTAAGAGTGAAAAAGCTGCTACAAATAGAGCAAAAGCTAAAGGGAACAAACAAGGAAAACAGTTCGTTAAACAACCAAAAGCGATAGCTGCTAAAACAAAAAAATACAGGAGAACATAATATGCCAAAAGTTGGTAAAAAAACTTTCCCATATACTTCAAAGGGAATGAAACAAGCAAAGAGTGCTGCTAAAAAATCTGGAAAAAAAATTAGCTACAAAAAGAAATAATGTCTTTTGTATCTACTTTGTCTGTTCAGGATTTGAACAGATTACGTGCTATCGTTAAGAAAGTACATTTATCCTATTACCCAAAAGATATGATTACAAACTATGAAGCTGATAAGCTTATAGAGTCATTTGGGGCAGAAGTTGTTGCTGATTTATTAAAACAGCATATTGATGCAGGGAACATTGACTGATTTTAAATATAAGCCAGACGGACAAGTCTTAAAAAATTTTATGAAATCTGAAGCTTTCTTCAGAGGTCTAAGAGGGCCAGTTGGGTCTGGCAAATCAGTAGCATGTTGTGTTGAAATATTTAGAAGATGTTTATCTCAACAAAAAGGTAAAGATGGTAAACGTAAATCAAGATGGGCTGTTATTAGAAATACCAACCCACAATTAAAAACAACAACTATTAAAACTTGGATTGATTGGTTTCCTGAAAATACATGGGGATCATTTGCTTGGTCTGTTCCTTATACCCATAGATTACATTTTGGTGATGTAGAAGCTGAAATTATATTTTTAGCTTTAGATAGACCAGAAGATGTAAAAAAATTATTATCATTAGAACTTACAGGTGTATGGGTAAACGAAGCTAGAGAAATACCTAAATCAATTATTGATGCTTGTACTATGAGGGTAGGAAGATATCCATCTATGAAAGATGGTGGTGCTTCATGGTATGGAGTAATCTGTGATACTAACGCTCCTGAAGAAGATCATTGGTGGCCTATTATGGCAGGTGATGTACCAACACCAGATCATCTATCAAGAGAAGAAGCATTAATGTTAGTCAAACCTGATAACTGGGAATTTTTTACACAACCACCAGCCTTAACTCCTAAAATGGAAGGAGATATGGTAGTAGGTTATGATAGAAATGATTTAGCTGAAAACAAAAAATTTATTACAAAAGATTATTATCCAAACATTATACGAGGTAAAACAAAAGGATGGATAGATGTGTACGTTTTAAATAAACTAGGATCTATTGAAGAAGGTAAACCTGTTTATATGAACTTCAAAGAAGAAACTCATATTGCAAAAGAAAAGCTAGAAGTAAATCCAAACCTACCAGTCTATTGTGGTATTGACTTTGGATTAACTCCTGCTGCTGTTTTTGCACAGAAAACTCCATTAGGTAAATGGAATATTATTGCTGAACTTGTTTGTTTTGATATGGGTGTAATGAGATTTAGTGAACTACTAAGATCCGAGATAGCTAAACTATTTGCAGGACTTGAAATGAATATATACGGAGATCCTGCTGGAGATTTTAGATCACAAACAGATGAAAGAACTCCTTTTCAAATTATGAGGCAATATGGTCTTTCAGCTAAACCTGCTCCATCTAATGATGTTGCTCTAAGAATAGAAGCAGTAGATGCAGCACTAACTAGAATGATTGATGGTCAAGCTGCATTCTTAGTAAACAAAGATTGTTTAAATTTAAAAAAAGGATTTAATGGTGGTTATCATTACAGACGATTACAAACATCAGGTGATCGTTATGATGAGAAGCCAAACAAGAATAGATATTCTCACGTACATGATGCACTTCAATATCTTATGATTGGTGCAGGAGAAGGGAGAGCAATGCTAACTGGTCAATCAGTAGCTAAACCTACTATTGCTAAAAAACAATGGGATATATTCTCAAAACATAAAACTAAAAAAAGATCATGGGATATCTTCAACAGGAAGAATATTTAATATTTTTTTATACTGACCCTAGAGTTGAAAGTCATTGGTTGGTTAAATTATTTTGTGGTAACTGGTATAGGCATTGTGGTGCATTAGGTTACAATCCAGAACATGATATATGGTTTGGTTTGGAATATACTCATAAAGGTGTAACACAAACAATGTACACTAAAGAAGAAATATCTCACACATTAGACTATTTAAGGCATAATAATTACCCAGTATTAAAAGTACCAGTTAAGCCTAGTTGGAAGCTTATATGGCTTAAAGAGCATACCTGTGTAAGTTTTATTATGAGGTTGATAGGATATGAGAATTGGTTTATCTGGACACCAAAGCAATTATATTGTGCGTTGAAAAAAAATGGAATAAAGTCATTTTGGAACGACAAGAATTAAAATAGGAGTTTATTATGGGTGGAGGAAATCCAGTTAAAAAAGTTGTTAAAACAGTTTCTAAACCAGTAGAAAAAATT